TTGTCCATCATAGAAAATGTTTCTAGCATGGCGTTCAGTAAATCATCGTCATTACTATCTTTAGTTAGCTTGAGTATAGACATAATTGACTCTCTAGCATCAGCTACATCAGCTTTAACAGCCTCCTCTATAGCTTTCTTTCTGTTTTTACCAGCACCCAACGCTCTAAATGCGTCAGACAATACAAATCTAGACTTCTTAGTTTCGTATAGAAGAGTTAGCATTGTGTCCATAATCTGTGACGCAGGGCCGTCTATGTCGTTAACATCAACTAAGTCTGAAATTTCACGTGCAGCAATACCTGTATCTTGCAATGATTTAAGTAGTGAGCCCATGAGTAGATCTGAAGCTACAACTTTTTCTGGTGGTATGATAGCTTCTCCACCTACTATATCTTTCTCAGCTTCTAGTATTTCTTTTAAATACTCACTGGCAGGCATATCTGCTGGGTTTCTACCTTGTGTAATACGTTGATGTGTTTCGACTGCATCTCTGTACTTATCAATAACAGCTTTTCTGTTACCTTTAGCAGCAGCAAGTTTTTTGTCAAACGCATCTTTACTAACAAGTCCACGTAAGATACGCTCGATTGTGTCATCAGTTGTACCACTTTCACGTGCTATACGCTCACGTTCTACTGGTGTAGTTACAGAACCTGTAGAGCCTTCTTCAGCACCCCACTCAGTTCTTGTACGTTTTAGCTGCTCACGTGCAGTAGGAACATCAACCTGTGATGTATGTGCTCCTTGATGTGGTTCTGCAAGTGGTGCATTTTTGTCAGCTCTAAACTGAGCATCACCTCTACGAAGCTGTGCTATACCATTTTCTACAGTCTGATCTTTAATACTTTTATTACGTTTTGTAATCTGTTCTATAGCTGTACCACCACCTTTCTTGATTGCATATACTGCACCATCAAAGAATAGACCTATGCCCATACCTTCTACGATGTTTTTGACTTTCATCATAATAGGATGGTCAGTATCTTTGGTAGATAG